TTCAGGCCGGTAAACACCGAGCATGTCTGCTGTGAGTGCGTTGTAAGCTGCCATGAACCCAGGACGTGCTAAGACCTGAGGGTCGATGTCACGGACGCTCCTGAACCCTTCGTCTTGGATCTTCTTCACTTCCTCGATGACTGCCTCCTCCAAGCAGTCTCTGTCCTTCCTCTTGAGTGCTGTCTTGAGTGTGCCCCACTCGAACCTGAGAGAACCCTCTGGATGAGTGTCGTCCTTCCTGCAGTAGTCTGCTGCCTGCTGGTCAGTGCCCCGTGCGTTCTCCCAGTGTGCGCGTTCGTTCATGTTCTTCTTGAGCCAAGTGAGCCTGTTCCTACGCTTGAGAATGAGGAAGCCCTGGTAGTGTGGAGTGCCCTGCTCTCCCACCTCGTACTGCACAATGAGGTACTCGAGCTGCTCTTGCTGCTCTGCGTTCTCCCAGAACTTGTCGTCGTCTGTTGGGTTGTTGATGGTGAAGCACCACCGCTTGTACTGCGTCTCTCTTGCTGCCATTGCGTCGTTCATTCATGGAAAGAAATAGGATTAGGTTTAGTAAAGAAAGATGTTGCCGCGTTTAAATGCTGGTTTTGCCGCACTTTTTTCGTTGCATGCATCCAATTTTGGCATGGAAGCTGTAACATTTCAACTGTCCACGCGCGCATTTAAGCCCTCTCCTTGTTGTTTCTCCTTTGATTTTTATTCTCCTTAACATTTTTGGAACAAATGCCTACCTACGTGTACAAGTACAGACGCCGCTATGGTCGTCGCTATTCGCGCTATCGCCGCTACTCTGGTGCGTACTCTCGCTACCGTCGCCGTCGCTCTGGTACGTCGTCTACTGCGACCTCGCGCGGTCGCATCCGTGTCCGCGTCCCCATCCAACAGGTCGTGACCATGACGGTCCCTGCTGGTAGCATCGACAGCAACCTCCTCACTTCGTCGCCTTTCTACTGGACATCCTCCATCACCTCAGCCCCATATGGCCGCTGTGGTGCAGTTGCCACCCCGTTGTACAGAGCTTATACTAGTCTGTATGATCAGGTAAAGTGTGATGGTGTCGTGACGAACCTTAGTGTTGTGTCGCCCATTGGTGGCGGTGCTGGTGCTACTGCCTCTGCTCTGCAGGTCATTGTTGCTTATGATCGTCAAGGAAACTTCAATGAAGTCCTTAATGGTGATGGTGTGACAGTGGCGCAGCTGTTTAACTTCTCTTCTGCTGTTGTGAGGAGTGCGATTAACAACAGTGTTGCCAAGATGTCCCGTTCTTGTTGGGCATCTGATCTTCAAGAGCGTACTATGTTCCATGACGCCACTGTGTCAGCGTCTGGTAATCCTGTTAATACTATCACTGATGGTGACTTTAATAGTAATCAGCTGAAGGTTGGTTACTTTGCTCCTCTAACTTATGTTGGTCTGCGCCTTGCTGCTGCTGCTCCTACTAGTGACCTGTCCATCCAGGTGTTGCTTGAGCAGACATACTACTTTACCTTCCGCAATCCCAAGTTTGGTGCTGATACTTCCAATTCCGCGTCCTTTTCTGTTCGTCCCGTGACGATGGATAGTGCTGTTGACACTCGTACGATGCAAAGCACCCAAGTTATGGATGACGATGGTGGACTGGATGATGAAGCCGCTGCTGCTGCCGCCCCTGCTGCCCGTGTACAGCGTACCACACCCCTCTCCTCTCTCTTTGACTCTTCTATCCCCGTACCTGCTAGATATAGGCAGTAAATTTAGTAAAAAAGTGCGTGTCAATTTTAGTGATTTTAGGATTAGGATTAGGGTTAGTTTAGGGTAAGGGATATAAAAATTAGTAAATTAGCAGGACCAAGCCCACGCCATTAGATTAGGAACGTGATGGTGAGTGACGCAAGCCATGAGTCCAGCGAGACATAGTGACCCCAGCGTGGAGCAAGTGCTGCTCCAAGTCCTTATATATGCTCCATCTCCATCTCCAAGTCTATAACGGCGGGACAGTGTTACCGCCGTTTCTAGACGTCAAGAGATGCAATGTCGTCCTCGAGTTTGTCCTGTTCGACCTGACTGAGTGCCTCATCACTCAGCTCCTCGTGCTCCTCGACGTGTGCTGCCTTCGCGAGTTCATTCATGAACCACGTGCGAGTGTTGTCGATCCAAGTGCCCGCTGCCCCGAGTGCCATGCCGCGCACAGGCTCCAAGTAGGTCCCGCACGTCCTGTAGCACCTGTTCGTGCCGTTGCTGAAGCCGAGCCTGTCCCAGAGTGCAAGGAGAGCGTCCGTCCTCTTCCCTCCTTGTTCCTCCTCCTTGTACCACCCATCTGGCCTCGTGTTGCTCGTGATGATGACCAGAGTGTACATTGCAGGCCTCATGCCGCCCTTGACTTCGAGTGCCATCGGATAAGGGTCGAGTAGCTTGAGCATCTTCTGCAGTGGGATCTGCCCTGCGAACTCCTCGAACACCATGACTGTTGCTGTTGGATTCGCGAACCAAGTGCCTCCGTTGCCCATGATTGCCCTGCCTGCATGAGGAAAGAGTGTGTTGATTGCGTAGCTCTTGCCTGTGCCAGGTGGTCCAACCATCGTGACGATCTTCAGTTCAGGCCGGTAAACACCGAGCATGTCTGCTGTGAGTGCGTTGTAAGCTGCCATGAACCCAGGACGTGCTAAGACCTGAGGGTCGATGTCACGGACGCTCCTGAACCCTTCGTCTTGGATC